CCTCATATCCTTCCAGGGGACCGGATACGACCTTGATATTGTCACCCTCCATGACGAGGTCCGACATTCCCCAGTCGTCATCCTTCGCAAACCTTAAAACAAACTTCATTTCTTCTTCCGGCACCGGAGCAGGGGAGTCGGAAGCGCCCCGTAAAATCTTGATGACGCCCGGCAGTCCCGAGAGCCTGTAATACATTTTTGTATCCTCCAGGCTGCAGCGCACGAACACATATCCCTGGAACACCGTTCTCACTACATCCTTCCACTTGCCGTCCTTGCGTTCCCGCATGCTCCTCCGCGGAGCCAGTGCATCCGCTTGCGGCATGTCTCTTTGGATAAGGTCCTTGACAGTGGTTTCCTCTCCCGTTCTGACGTGGAGCACATACCACTCTTTACTCAATTGACTCCACCGCCTTTTTTTCAATCCTGTTTGCATATTCGATTACCTGATTGTACAATTCAGGATTGGTTCCAACCTCTGCCCAAATCTCTTCGCGCAATTTTTTGAAAGCTTCTTCAAGTTTATTTTTCCATCTCAGCTTCAACGACTCCAGCTCCACAGAGTTCTTCGTGACCAATGAAAGAGCTTTTATAAGGTGGGTACCTTTTTCCTCTTTCATTTTGCTCCTGTCAAATTCAAACAATGCCTCCATTAAAATGTCTATAGCCACCTGGTTGGCAGCTTCCGCCATTTGTGTGGCTGGAGCATCGCCGGTTTCGGTAACAATAACCTTAGCTTGCTCCTTAACCATCTTCAGTCGTTCCAGCTTTGCTAAAAAATCCTGTCCATGTCTTCGGACGGCTTCGTCTGAAATTTCATGCCCCATACGGTTTAACCACTCTGTAATCTGCGCATAGGTTTGTCCTTCGACGATACGCTTGTTGATTGCTTCCTGAAGCTCTGTTGGATACTGGCTGATTTTTGAGTGTTTTCTCCTGCTGCTCATTTTACCCATCCGGCATCACAACCCCTTTGTCCGGCGGCTCCGTCCCATCAAGCAAATCCCTTCCTCTTGAGGTAAGCTTTGCAACCACCCGGCTGACGCCGATTTCCTTGATGGATACTTTTGAAAGCTCAATGTAGCCCTTGTCCTCAAGGTATTCCAGCTCTTGCTTGATGCTTTCCAGCGTCGCCTCATACGGCGTATCCTCTAAAAGCATTTTTATAAGATGGTCTCCCATCGGACTGTTTGCTTTCAATGCCGTCATAATGGCTCCACGCAGTGCTTTGTTTTTAAGGTTTTCCATCATGCACCCTCCTCACGGAAAGCAATACCGGGATCAGGAGCCCGTGTACCTTCAATTAAATCAACCCCGAACCTGCTTATTTCTATAATCATGTCCGTTTCGTCCGTGCTATCGCGGTATATGTAGGTTTTTCCTCTGTCTCCCAGGTAGGCCAGTTCCTTTTCAATTTCGATATTGGTATAGTCACCCACAAGCGACCTTTTCAGTATGCTTTCCTTTAATCCCCGTGGGCGCTCATTATATAAAATCTTCAGGATTTCGCCCCGGAGTATTTTGGCCTCTAAGATTTTCAGCTTGTTCATAATCACCCTTCTTTCTTATAAATATGTTCATCTAAATGCTCATCCAGCTTCTCTATTCGCTGGGCAAAGGTCTTGAAAAAATCATCGAGCTTTTGTTCCATGCGATTGTTGATTGCAGTGAGCTTCTGGTCGATACTGTTTTCCATTTTCTCAAGCCGCTTTTCAAGATTGGCATTGGCCCGGATATGGTCTTCACGAAGGGTGTAGTTATACGGCATTTGAGTTTTGAATTCATTCAAGGATTTGTCGATGTTTTTTATTTCATCCTGGAGCTTGGTCTCTACCTGCTTGATGCTGCAGGCATTATCCTGAATCTGCTTTTCAGTTTTGCTCTTCCAGTCTTTCAGCCAGAAGGCAATAATTCCTACAAAGGCCGTCGTGATGATTTGTAAAATCCACACATAGTTGTTCATTCATCTGTCACCCCCGTTTCTGCGGTAAATATGGGCAAAATAAAAAATCCAAGCATTTGTTATACTTGGATTTTACCTTGTGAGGGGATGAATTTACATTTGCAGTTTTGCGTCAATTTTCTGAATTTATTCTTCGAATAAGGTTAGCTGGCCGCTGATTGGCTGCCTGCGTTTGGCGTTTACGATATCCTTGCATATGGACCGGATGGTGGACTCACTCTTACCGTATTTTAAACCGAGCTCGCGGTAATTATATCCGTTGAATTCGTCCCGGATTTTATTTTCTACCCAAGGCCGTTCCAATGTTTCGACCATTGGAACATACATGTTGCTACCACCGGCTATCCTTGCAATTTCCAACGCATTCTCAAACCCTATCCTGTCAATGACCAGGGCAAATGCCTCCGAAACCTTCTCCTTGCTCTTTTCTTTACATAGACTGCTTAAATTTTCTTTTTCCAATGGCCTCACCACCTTTATACATCAAAACCTATGTTTTGTCAATCTGCCTCAGCACCCTGCTGACGATCTCTTTTTCCTTCCGACCGGCTTCCGTCCTCATTTCCTGCAGGGCCGACCTTTTTTTGCAGTATTCCTCGTTCAGCCGCCAGATGCGCTGCTCCACCTGCTTTAAGGCGGTCACTGCTTCTTGGTACTCTGCCTGCACCTTTTGGTACACCTCCTCCGGCAGCTCCACCACCTGATCCTGAAGCACCGTTTCATTCCCAAAGGGGCCGGTGAGGGAGAGGAGCTTGCCGGAACCTTCGGCAACGGTGTAAATTCCTCCGGCATAGATGCAGTACTTCATTGGAAAAGTCCGTTTTCCTTGCAGAAGTCCACCAGCCTGCGCACCAGCTTTATGGCTGCACCTTCCACACGGCGGACGTTCGGATTGAAGTAGAAGGAGCAGGTGTACCCATCCTGGATGAAATCCTCCGGCTGCTGTCCCCATACAAACACCGGCTTGTTGTATGCCAGGGCTGCGCCCAGCTCTGCGTGTGTTCCGCGCCCGCCCGGCAGCACCACAACCACCACGTCAGCCTCCTTGACTCCGCCCAGCTCCTTCAGGGTGACCTGCCGCAAAACCTCCTCGCCCTCGTCATGCACACTGCCGTGTGCTGTCCAATCGTAGGTCTGCTTCCATCCAAGCTGTTCAAAGGCATACGCGAGAGTTTTTACCGCTACTGCATTTTCCAGCTTGCTTGCGATATAGTATTTCATTCCCTCACCTCTGCATTCCTTTTGTTCCAGAAGTCCTGCATATAGAAGCAGTACCCATAACCGAATTCATCTACCAGCTTATCCCGGGTCCAGGTTTCGCAGCACTTATGTCCGATAACATCGGTAACCCATGTTTTTAAATCCAGCTCGGGACGGGCAGCTTCAAAGCGTGCAATCAATTGCTCCCTGGTAATCTTCTTGCGGTTTCCGCCTGAAGCCGTAACGCTCCCGGTTATGTCCAGCACCTTGATTTCCTCGCCCTTGGCTTCCACCCACCGTTGCAGCGCCTGAAGTGTTTTAAACCTCCGGGCCGTGGCGGGGGAGAGGCGGTTGGTGTGAATATATATGCACCAGTAATACATTAGACCTCACCCTCCTTATTTATGTAATATATCTCATCCGTAGGTTGCTTCCGGCTCTTGTTCTGGCTGCACTTCTTCGTTTTCACCCCATGTATCAATTTCGATTCTCACGCTGTTCTGGGCCAGCTTCATAAGGTATATCTTAAATTCATCCAAATGCCTTAAGGCAGCAATATCACAGTTTTCATCCAGAGCAAGCCTCCATGGGGATTCGTCGGTCCATTTGCGAAGCTTGACCTCGAAATTCATCCTGTCATCCTTTTCACACTCAAAGAACATGGTGGCTTCTGAATAGCTGCTCCAGCTTCTTTTCTCATGCTCCTGGATTTCAAGGGATACCTCTACCGTTTCGTAGGAGGGTGTATCGTCGGTATTGACTTCCAGTTCGCTTGTATCTATATTTTTAGCGACGTGCTTGCAGTATTCCTCAAATATCTGCGACACCTTTAAAATTTTTGGGATTTCAATATCGGTCATGAAGGCCTTGAAGTTTTGGAGGATTTTTTTGTTGTCGAGCGCAGTATTCTTGAGAATTTCCGTCAATACATGGTCCAGCTTTACGATGTAATTTGAATAGTCATACCTTGAAAGCTGCTCCACCAATACCTCCTTGATGTTCTTTTCGATTACCTTTGTAACGTCGCCGTAATGTCCCAACAGGCTTTCCAAAGCTTTGTTGATGCCCTTTTCAAGATTCTCGGCAACCAATTTTTCAATGATGCCTTCCTGCAGCTTTTGTTCAATAACACCCTTTATCGCGTTTTCGATATTCATAGATTCCTCTCTTTCCGCACCTTATGGTGCATAGAATATTTGTTTTGAAGAATTATAGACTTTTAAAATGCCATCCGTTTTTGCTTACAACCATTTCAATTTGCTCTCCGTTCTTCATTTCGCGCTTTTTGGCACGTTGTTCTGCAACCCTCTTTTTCTTGTACTCGTTATACTGCTTACGATACCTGTAGCTGTCTCCAAAAACTTTCCATGCTGCCTTTACTAAGTTTGGTTCAAAAGGACGTATTTTTTCTAAGTCATCTATCGCATTGGCAGAAATAGGGCAACCACAACAACCTGTCCTTTTCAGTCCATACACTTCATATGCATCTGAATATCTAATGCCGTGATAGTCCTTGTACCACTGCTTATCCGCGTCTGATACATAATACAGTGGTCTAAGCCGATATTGCCCGTCCGCTGTTTCCGTGAAGCACATAGACGAATTGTCCTTTCGTGGAACAGACCTCATACCGCCCTCGTCTCTGCGTTCTCCGGTGATTATCATGTCAAAATCCTTTTGCGCCGCATGAGCCACATGTTTTTTGCAGTAATCACAGCACTTGTTGCTTACTTTAAATGGGATTGGATTTTCTTTAATAAAGTCAAGCATATACTTTGACGAATTAATGACAAGCTGTATGTCAGGCCGTGGCTCTCCTGCGGAATTGCATCCGCATAAAAAATTAATTGTTGTTTCACACCCTGGGTATCTTGCTTTGAGCTCTGCCCGTATAGCCGCTTTATTGTCTGCATTTGCATATTCATCAGCAATTGATAACGGGATGTTTTTCTTTTGCACTCCCTCCAGCCCAGCTGACATAATCTTTGACACAAACGGCAGCCCGTGTTCCCTTGTTGCCAGCACAATATTCTTTTTAGGCCGATACTCAGTAATTGTAACGTTATACTTTTCCGCCATGTCGCGAACATGACGCTTTATTGCGTTCATTTCAAGCCCTGTGTTAAAAAAGCAGTATTTAACAGGTGGAATATTGAAAGTATTTCTCACCGTTTCAATTAAATGCATCATAATATCACTGTCGCTACCTCCAGAATATGAGCAAATGGCATTAGGATGTTCAATTAACCTTTTGGCTATAATGCTTTTTATTGCCTCAAATTTGCGCGGTGCGTCAAAGTCTGCATACGGAGGTCTATCGGTATATACTTTACTTTTGTATTCAGTCGTTTTGTTTAGTTTCATAGTCATAAGTCCTCTCTCGTCAGAGAGGCGGCGCGCCTTTAAAAGCTTACCTATGACGTTTAAAATTTAATTTTGTTATGATATAAATCATAGTAAACGCAGTTTCCTTCAAATTCCTTTCCGTAGTAAGGGCTTTCCGGGTCTGTGACTCTAACCTTCATATTCACCCTCTTTTCCTGCTTCTTTCCAGCCTTTCTTTTTTGCCATCACATTCAAATCACTTTGTGCCTCATCAAAGCTCTTGCGCCATTCCATGCTGGCCATACCTTTCCATCCGGATTTCCCAGGCTTGTTATATCTCGCCTTAAAATTACTGTCCCCGAGACCCTGCATAACTTTGTACCGCCATCCACGGCTGTCAATGTATGTCTTTACAAATCTGCATTCGGTAATCTTTGGATTAAAGGGCTTTGGAGGGCATTTGTCGGTTTGCTTGTTAGTATTCGGGCACATACAGCATCTAAATTTTAAGTATTCCGGCATACTGACGCTCCTTTTCCTTGCAAAACTCAATACACCTGCATTCGAACTGACACTCGCTTTTCTTTCTTCGATCATGTCTTTTCAATTCACGGATGCAGCACATACAAGGTTTGTTCCTGTATATATCGCAATTCTCACATAATTTAGTCCACATTTGTAACTGCAATTCCATCCACCCCTTTGCAAGCTATATCCATGTTTCGACTATTACCGGATCATCAATACTTTCAGGTTCAAACCTTGCCATATGAGGCGGTATACACCTTCTGATTTCTTCGATTTTTTCTTTGACAAGAACAAACCGGGTCGGCTTTTTATGGATATCCCATAACCGCGCTGTATATTTGCCGGGGTAGTCACTGGTATTCTTACAAACAACGATGATTGGAACATGTACAACTGTTCTTAAATTGATGTCTGTAAAATCATCTATGATAATATCACTCGGTCTTTTCAACTGATTCACCCCCTGTCAATGTCTGCAGTGGACTGTGTGTCCCTCCAGATAAATACCAGCTTTTCAGCAGCAGCTTCATCCAGAATATATGCCTTGCTGCGCCCTTTCCTTTTTCCAAGCCCGGCAAGGATGAACCTTCCGGTATAAGAAAGCAGGGCAAGGGAGAGCTGTTCAAAGGGAATGCTTCCGAAATCTTCTCCTTCAAATTGTCCCTCCAGGAAACAACCATCCAACTCCCGGATGTCGCATTCATTAGCCGCCAGTTGATCCGCCATACCTTCATAGCCGTTTCCCTCCAGGAGCAGGGACAGGATCATGCGTACCTGCGCATCGTCAAACTCCTTTTTCTTGATCATATCCTGAAGCTTTTGTGCAAACTTATATGCCTTATGCTCGCTGCTTGTCATCGTCATTCCTCCTCGTGGCTGCAAATTGGACAATTTTTGTGAGAACAGGACACCCGGTATTCCGGTGTCTCGATTTCCTCAGCCTCCCTGACAACCTCATCAATTTCATAGTGGTCGAAGTATAGCATCTGCGGATCACCACCCAAATTGAACTGGTAGCCGTCAGGGTAGTGGACAGCGGCATAATCCTTTGCCAGGCACACCTTCGGGTGCGGAATCCTTTTCCCGATAATCATCCAGGTGCGCGGCAGCTCGTTTTCGTGCTGCGCCAGCTTCACGACACTCCCGATGGGGAGCAGTACATCCTTCATCTCTGCATCGACTCCTTTCCTGCCAGCCTGAAGGCTTTTTGCACAGCGGTTTCCTTTTGTTTGCACGGGATGGTCAAATCCTTCCGTATCCTGGGAGTATAGACCCTTGAGCCCAGCCTTCCGGCTTCGCGCGCAATCTCTCCCTGCATCCGCTGTAAATCCTTCAAAAGCGGCTTTCCTTCAAAATATTCATATAGGATTTTTAGTGTTAGGTTTTCATCCATGGCCCGCCTGCGTTCCCGGCGGACATTTTTCAGTTCCTTTGCCAGCCTGCCTCCGCGCCTGGCATCAAAGCTTCCAAGCTCGATTTCATGGAGCAGATCCTGGGTTTCCTTTTCCTTGTCCTCAATCAATGCCTGGTTGTATTCATAGGTCTTTTTGATGTCCTGCAATATCTGGATCAGCAAGGACACCTTTTCCACGGACATCATACCGCCAATCACCCCCTGTGTATCCTGAGCACATCCAGCTCGCGCTCCACCTGCTCAAGCCTTTCCTTCAGCTCCGCCCATTGCGCGCCGTCCGCCTCCAGCAGCTTTTCCTGAAGGGAGGAGGCTTCCTTCTCCAGGCGCTTGATCCGGTCGCCCTTGTATTCCCATCCGAGGCTTTTTAAATAGTTTTTCATGCCGTCGATGATGTTTCCGGCATTCCTGACGTCCAAAAAAACCAGGTCATCCACCTTTCCATACTTCTGCAGCCAGCCTCTCAGACGGTCGTCCAGGGACGCTTCGCCAGGGGAAAGCTTCTGCATCTCCAGCATCATGGCCCGGATGAATTCCAACTGGGGAGGCGTGGCCATGCCCGGCCTGTAAAATGAAAAACCGAAGGCGTATTGCTTCCATCGGTTGTTTTTTGCCGGCCTTTTTGTTTTAGGCTTGCAGTAGCCCTCAAGATTTTTTATAACCGCCTCGGCTTCATCAAAGGAGAGCGGCTTAATGCTCTCCTTTCCGGTCACCTCGTACACCCTTGCATGCAGCATGTCATTGTCCAGACCCAGCTGCTTTGCAAGTCCGAAAATCCGCTGGCATTGTTTATGTTCCTTGGGCCTCATAAAATCCACCCGCCTTTTCCTGCTTACGATGCTTGCTCCGCATCATACTCGATCCCTATTTTGATGCTTGTCTCCACACCCGCCCCATGCTTGATGGCGGTGAGGGAGATATCAAAGTCCGGTGTGTTGTACTTATGACCGGCAGCTCCGAGGATGGTTACAATCTTTTCAAAGTCAATGGCTTCTTTCACAAAGTAGGCAAAATGCTCCGCGCGTTCCTTGGTCATTCCGGCTACCGTCATCAGCGTTGCAACATCCTTTTCCCAGTTTCCCTTGAGCTTTTTCTTCAGGAGCTTGGAAGTGTTGTCGTCCACTTCCATCTGCCGGATGGCATCATCCAGGGTGCTCTCCCCAAACTCACCCTGAAGGATTGCCTGCAGCACCCTTTTAAAGGGTTCTGTGGCTTCAAAGGTGGTTTTTTCCTTGATGAAGTCCCCGAACACATCTCCCAGCACCTGCTTGAACAGGGTGGGGGAAACCAGCTTGACGGTGTCCGCCTCCGTAATAACCGCTTTGTTGCTCCCGGTACCGTAAAACTCCACCTGCTTTTGCTTGGTGTCCTTCATCATGGCAACCGCCTTCTCCTGGAGGGAAGCCTTGATACCGTCTATAATCACTTTGGCTTCCTTCTGGAGCCTGTCCCATTTGGCATATTCGTCCACCAAAGCTTTGATATCCTTGATATCGCCCATTATTTATCCTCCTCCGCTATCTGATGGACACATACCTCGCATATGTCCCTGCCGTAATGCTTCTTTGTTGCATACTTGCCGCAGAATATGCAGGTCGGTGTATGCTTCTCCAGTACTATTCGGCCATTGTCCCCGATGCTGATATCAAACCCCGCTCCGGCAGCAATGCCCAAATCCCTGCGGATGTCAGCAGGGATGGTAAGGCTCCCGGCCTTGCTTAACGTCTTGAACTTCTTGTTCATGCAGCGATCCCCCTTTCCTTATATATTCCAACCACATGCCCGTCCTCGCAGAGAGTGACAAATCCCTTTTCCAGGTACAGCCTTTCGGCTTCCTCCACCGTCATGCTGTCAAAGGGGTAGCCGCTGTCCTGGCTGTCAAGCCTGCTTTGGCTGCACTCCCTTATATAGCTTTCTATGGACTCCTCCAGCATTGCGCAGGCATCCTTCCTGTCCATAATCCCGTCAGACACGCTGTTCACTACCAGTCTGACCGTATCCTTCATTCCAAGCTTCATATCCTCACATCTCCTTTACAAGCTCGATTTTTAATTTGCCGCTTTTTACCTGAAAGCGGTCGATGGTTTCGTTATATATGCCGGTGTTTACCACCATGAAGTTCTTGCGAAGGTCGTTTTCCACGACGGTATACTCCTTGCGAATGACCTTGCGCTTGAACCTGCTGACCGCCCTGATGCGGTCGCCGGGCTTGAGGTTCATCTTCCATCACCCCGTCCGGCTAAATCTTCATGCTCAGCATGACCTGTCCCAGTTCCTCCACCAGCTCCTTTGTGATGGGCTTTTCGCCCCTGGTTGCCTCCAGCAGCCGGTCCAATGCGTTGACCAGCTGCCTTATGCCGCGCTTCATGCCGATATCGGCCAGCATGCGCCTTGCCGCATCCGTCGCATATACCCTTTCAAGAAAGAAGGCGGTATCGGTCTCGGTAATGGCGCTTAAATGCCAGCTGCGTTTGAACCGGTCGCTCAGGCGTACCATGTCGTCATCGTCAATGATGCAGCTAAGGAGCATCCGTTCCAGCTTCAGGTTTCCCACCAGCATCATCCCGATGCTGTCCTCCAGGGTGTCATGCAGCCTGCGGATCATTTCAATGGTCTTGATGCTTAAAAGGTCGGCTTCGTCAAAAATGAGAAGCCTTGGGCTTTTCCTGAGCTCCTTGACAATCCTCTTTTTAATGGCCGAGGTGGAGCCGCTGGCTCCGGCACCGATGCTTTCGGCAATATCCACCAGGATGGATTTGTTGGTGCTGTCCACATCACACTCGATGATAACGATATCTCCGTATACCCGCTTGCATTCCCTGAGTGCGAAGCTTTTGCCCAGCCCCGGCCTGCTCACCAGGATGTCCAGCTCGCATTTTTCCCTGCACCAGTTGATGATGCTTTCCACCAACCGCAGGTTGTGGGTCTTCACCAGCCCGATTTCCTTTACACTCCTGATCCAAAGCGTTTCCTTCTCCGGCCGCTCCTCCTTGGAAACGTCCAAGGCGCTTTCCTCCTGCAAAAGCCCCTTCTGCTCAAGGTAAGCTCTGACCTTAAAGCCCAGATGCAGCGATGAGTCCTTCGGGGAACGGTAGCTGCCTGTGATGAACTGGCTGAGGTACGGTCGGCTCACGCCGATTTCTCTTGCCACATCATCTATTTTTTTACCTTGTTGCTTTGCCTGCTCAATCAGGTCCTTTAAAATTCTCACTTCTTTTGTCCAAATTTGACTGTCTTCCACCAGCCTTAAAGCTTCCATTTGCAAACCTCCTTTACAATCGTCCTGCCTTGCTCAATATGACTTCCTCAAAAACACTTATTTTGCGTTTCTCAGGCTCCAGCCTGACCACCTTTTCCTCCTTGCGCTTTGCGGCCGCCTTTTCCAGGCCGGTAATCATGGTAACATCGCCACGGGTGTCCCTGGTGCTTCCGCTGATCATGCGCTCGCCGGACTGCCTGCGCTCCTCGGTGATCTTCTCCAGCTCGCTGCCGTCCCGGATATCCTTAAGCACTTGCTTGAGAGCCTTCTTCCTGGAATTGCCCCTTTTCCTGTGCTCGGCCACATCCTCCTTGGAGGTGCCCCAGGCAAGGTAATGGCGGTTGGTGGCGGTGCATACATAGCTTCCGGTTTCCATGTCGAACACCAGCAGCTCGCCGATGTTTGCGGGATCGTACCGTACGACCACCTTCTTTTTCACGTATTTGCTTGTCAGCACGCCGTCCGAATCCTTGTACCAGGTCCTGCGCCAGCCGACGCTGAATTTGCGTATCCCGCTCGCGAATACCGTCGCAGTGGATACATCCATCATTGCGATGTCCATGGTGCGCGGGTCCGGCATTTCCGTCCTGGCCTTCATGGCTTCCTCATACTTTTGCAGGGGAGTCATGCCCAGGCTGGAATGCACGGTATTGTGATACTCCCACACCCAGTGGGAGAGAAGAAAGTAGATTTCCTCCAGCGTCAGGAGCAGGCCCTGTTCGGCCAGCTTCTTTTCCTTCAGCGTTTCCGGCCTGTCCTTGTTGTCGCCTCCGCAGTATCCCGGCATGTTCTTGGAAAACTGCATGCACAGGGTTTGGAACAACCGCTCCAGGTGTCCCTTTGCATAAGGGCTGTAGGGTGTGCAGAACATGGGCTCCACGTTGAGGATGCCGCACATGCCCTTGACCTCCACCGAGTAGTCCCATCCCGGGCACTTGATTCCCTTTTTTACCTTCGCCTTGTAATCCTCCCCGTTGTCGATGTACAAGGCCATGGGGAGGCCGGTGAAGGGAAGGCTGTCTTCCATGGCCCTCTGGTTCAGATCCTCAAGCTCCCACTGCATACTGTCGAGGGCCGCCTTCATGGCTGGGCTTACGTCCTCGCTCCATACCGGCAGCTGCTTTTCCAGCACACCGTGCCGCATCGACAGGCCGATGGTCTGCCCGTTGGCCTGTATGGCGACGGTAAACCCGGTGATAACCCGGGAGGCCACATCCTCCCATGCGGTAACCCAGAAGCGGTACGGCTTTTTGTTGTACATCCCGAAAAAGTCCAGCTTGTGGTGGTCGCCCTCCCATATCTGGTTGACAAATTTGGGGTCCTGGCGCACCGCCTTCTCCATGAACTCCTTGATGTACGCGTCCTCGCCCCTGCGTCCCAGGCAGTACAGATCGGGCTCCTTCGTCTCTATGTCCTTGGCCAGCCTGTAAATGGTGTCCTTCTTCAGCATCTCCAAGCCGTTTTTCTTGCAGTACCGGCTCATCAGCGTCATGACATTGCCTACGGTGGGCTTGCTGAGCTGCAGCCAGTGCTTGCGGAAGAAAAGCTCCAGCTCCCGGTCGATCCTGCGCCTTGTACCTCGGTTCAGGGTTGGAAGCTTGCGCACCAGCCCTGCGATGCCGTACTGCTTGTATCGTTCCTCCATGCGGTACAGCGTTTTTTGCTTGACTCCGTACTTCTCTTCAATCATCCCTGCGGCCTTGCCGATGTCTCCCCAGCCGTACTCCGCCTTCAGCTCCAGGTACTCCCGGACCACCTCGGCCCTTTTCTCAGCCTCGGCCAGCATCCTTCTGAATTTCTCCCTGCCTACCAGTGCTTCCAGCTCCGCCAGGTTCAGCGGTACGCCGTGCTCCTCCTGGTACGGCCCCTCCAGGCCGTCCTCGGGTTCCTCCTGTGTGTCCTTCGCATGGCTTTTGTAGTAATTGTTCCTTGCAGCTGCCGACAGGGAATTCAGATTGATTTCATAGCTCTCACCGGATTTCCCGCCGCGTGCTTTGCTTATTCTTATAGCATAAAAGCCTGAGTTAACCTTTTTCTGAACTGCTCTAATAGTTTTTCCTTCTAATTCAGCTACCTGAGAGGTGGAAAGCCAGATGTCGCTTGATTCCATCTATTAACCCCCTTTCCCGGAAGTCAGGCTTATGGTATACTGGAAGTGACCTTTTTTACAATCGCCTGCCAGGGGATGGGGCAAAGCTTCCGCGCCTTTCCCCGGCTGGCTTTTTTATTCCTTCCGTATGCCATAAGTCCGGCCTCCCGTTCATATCCGGCATTTCTCCCTTTGTTCCTTCATTTCCTCATTGCGCAGTGCCGACTTGATATTGAGCATCTTTTGTTCATCCCTGCCAAGCTGCCGCAGCAGGGTCTGTGTGGCGGCAATCTTGCCACCGTAGTAGATAATCGCTTTTTGCAGCTCTGCATGCAGTTCTTTTTCACGCTTTTCCAGCAAGTCCGCATATTCGGAAATCATTTCTGCCTCTGCATCACAAAGCGCCTTTTTCTCCTCTGTAAGGGTTCCGTCTACACCCGGCCCCGCAATCCCCATAGCCGTGTCCACCGCCTTGGCAACCCTGGCCAGCTGCTCCCGAAGGATATCCTCATATTCCTTGTGTATCTCCATATGTCTCAACCTCCCGCAGCCTGTTTAAGCTCTTCCGCTTCGATTTTGAGGATGTTGTAAATCCTCTCCATATGCTTGCTTCCCGACCGTCTGCCCTTGAGGATATCTCCAAGGTAGGTCGGCGATATCTCCAGCTGCTCGGCCAGCTCCTTCTGCGTCATGCCTACCTCCCACAGCCTGTTCTTGATGAGCCTCCCCTGAAGGGTCAGCTTTCTTCTGTTCCTTTTCATTTGAAACCACCTCGTTTCTGCTGGTTGTAACTTTCTCCCTCCCGGTGTAAACGGGTAACCGGCTCTGCAATACCGAGAAAATGACCGTCATTCGCGAAAACCATAATATCGTTTCCATCGGTTTTTACTTCAACAACCTTTCCGATATGTGAAAAGTAGTTGTTGAAGGTATACATTTTTCCGTTATGCTTGAAGCCCATATAAAACACTTTTGCCTTTGCCGAATCATCAAAAATCACAATAATCGCTCCTTTCAAACGTATTGTTTTTTCCTCCGCCCTGGTGTAAAATGGAGGAGGAAGGTGCTCCTCCTACTGCCGGAATCTTAAAGTTGGTCAAATTCTTTAAAAAGCTCCGGTGCAGTGGTGAGCACCTTTTCCAGTCTCTTGAACAACTCCATCATTTCAAATGCCGCTGTCATGATGTCCTTTTCACCTTTTTCAATCTCCATCGCATTGGCAATGTCAGTGCAAAGAAGAACCAGTTCTGCCATTGTTGCTTCATCCAAACCTCTGTCATCAAGCTCCGTTAGCAGGTATTCCGATAAAGTACCCAAGGCCGACATCCCGGAATAGTATGAAAGCTTCAGGTAATATGCAAAGCCGTTCCAGAAGCAAGTACTGTCTTCCTGCAGGGTACCTATGTATCGGTTGGCGCTGTCAAACACCTGCAGCTTTCCGTTAGCCTCACGTATGCTTACAACTTTGCCCTGATAGTTTTCGTAACCCTTAAATTTGTATTTTATTCCTTGATACCTGACTCCTGAAGCTCTGACCTTGGCCTTGGTGCTTTTCTTTAAAAGCCTGTCAACATCCTGATCAAATGTAACTTTTTTATTTCCCATACAACCTCTCCTTCAAAAATACTCATCCTCATACCTTTCCATATTCACCTCGGTACTGCATTCCGGCTCCCCACATCCTGATGCGGATCTTCGCTATAACTGGTTACCTTGGACTTGTACACACCAGGCCAAAAAAGTCGCCCGGTTCAGATGGCTTGTACTAAATCAACTCATGTATTCAGTTTTCAGTGGCACAAGCGAGGGTGCCTGCAAGAACCGATGTTTTAGATATGCTGTAGGTTGATGTGTGCTGGCATGGTTTACAATTGTTGTAAAAATATCTCTGTTGCCAGCCGTGCTTTTGTGATAGAATGTAAGCGTGTTAATGCGTCTATGGTTATATTATATATGTCAATTGACACGTTGTCAATAAAATATTGCTATTTGACACAATTAAATTGCTAGTATACATGTTATTCGTGCTATATGACATTATTTGATTATATATAGGTGGTGTTTTTATGAATACTTTAGGCGAACGACTCATATATTTGAGAGAATTAAAAAAACTTAATAGGGCACAGGTAATGAAGAATCTTTCTATTCATAACTTGGGTAGATATGAAGAAAATGAGAGATCTCCAAGTTTAGAGAGTATTGTGTCACTTGCCAATTTTTACGGCGTGTCAACTGACTGGTTGCTGACAGGTAAAGGGCAAGGTCCAAACAGTAATATGTCCGAAAACAATACTACAACACCGTATCTATTTCATGAAGGAATAGATGAAATTTTAGCTTTTTTACACACTTCAATTAAGGAGGGAAAAATATCAAAAGAAGATTTATTTGAACTGATAAGCAGCCTAAAACACGAAGTTCTACACTATCCTGATCCCGATGCAATATATGAAGAATCCTTAAATAGTTATGAAAGGGAACTGATACTAAAGTACCGTCAGCTTCCAGATCGTGAGCAGGGCAAGGTAGATCTGTTTGTTGATTCCCTGCTAAATAATGGAGTGACTTTGGAGCATAAGCCTGAAGATAAGAAAAAAGAAACAGAGTCATCAAATTGGAGGACTGGAAGAGACGAAACAAGTTCCGGCGATAATACTTCTGGCAGAGGAATCGCTTAATTTTTTATGCTTATTTGACGTATTTATACGTCTTACAATTTCCAGTTTTTTATTTTCCAGTTGTTTGGAGTAATTTTTGAACATATTTGCTGAAACGTTGAATTTATGCGGGTTTAATGATTGGCGAACAATAATACTAAGTTCGTCAATCCAGTTCGCCAATCGAGCCGCTTTTTTTGTTACAATTTTGGCTTTAAAATGCAGTTTCTAAGTCTATTTTTTTATCTCGTGTTAATTTTTGTAACACACTGTTATCAAGGCTTTGCGAGGTTTTGTTATAGGTTTTAACACGCTGTTATAACAAAACATTAAAAAAGCCTGGTTTTTTTACCAAGCCCCCGAATTCATTAAAAATGCCCTGAATTTTTCTCAAAATACAAATCCTCTTCCAAATCCTCACAACCCTTGATATTCCACGGCATTCCACGGATAACCACGGGTTTCCACGGATAGTTGTTTTGGACAATTAATTTGAGAAGTCACAAGAAGGGTATAGCAAAAACCGGGGTTATAGGTATTATTGAAAACAACGGCTGTGGAAAAACCGTAGCACTGCGGGCAGATATGGATGCGCTACGCCTAAAAGAGCAAAACACGGTTGAGTATGCTTCAAAAAATATGGAATATATGCATGCCTGTGGTCATGATGCCCACACAGCCATACTTCTGGGTGCTGCGGAAATCCTTATACGTATGCGTGATCACATAAAAGGCAGCATAAAATTCATATTCCAACCTGCGGAGGAAGGCCTTGGAGGCGCCAGATACATGGTTGATGAAGGAGTTCTTGAAAATCCTGCTGTAAATGCAATAATCGCTTTTCACGTAAATCCGTCTATTGCTGCCGGCAGCATTGCCATGGGTTCCGGACCCGTAATGGCCTCTCCCGGTGAATTCAAAATAACCATCAATGGAAAAGGGGGGCATGCTGCACAGCCTCACCACAGTATAGACCCCATAATAACAGGAGCGAACCTGGTAACTCTTTTTCAGACAATACTGACCCGGGAAAAAGATCCTTTAAAGAATGCATTGATATCGGTTACGGGCTTTAATGCCGGAACTACATATAATATTATACCTGATACGGCTGTAATAAAGGGTACTGTCAGGACCTTCGACCCAGCCCTGGAGAGCTTCATTTCCAACCGTATGGAGGAAATGGTCCGGAGCCTCACAAAGTGCATGGGAGCTCAATATGAGTATGAAT